CAACGGCTATTGCCATTCGCTCAACTTCTCCAACAGGAATTGATGGAATTTGTTGACCGATAACCAAAGAATTATTATTGTTCATTTGCGGTATGCGTGGTTGCTTCTGCAAAAGACAGGGTAGGGAGTTGTTCATTTCTCCCTACCCTGTTACTTTTTAGTCCTTCTTTTTGCGGGTGGGCTTGTTCATCTTCGACATGGACTTCTTTCCGTCCATCTTCTTGCCCTTCGTTTCGGGCATTCCCTTGGCTTCCTTCATTACCTTTTTAGCGGCGGTCTTTTTCATGGTTTTAGTTTCGATTAGGGTGTGGTTCAGTTGGGGCTTGCTCTGCAATTTCTTGCGGATCAAATTCTTCAGGTCTTCTAGCATTACGAGACGGTGGTTGTGGTTTCCTTTACGGTTTCTTCTTCGATCAATTCGTGGATCTCGACGAGGAGTTCCTGCGAGATGTGTCCAAGTTTATTGGCGATTTCCTGTGCGAGGTTGTTTAGTTCTGCTAGTGTCATATGTTTATTTGGTTTGGTTACTCCCCTGTTTCTGGCAAGGGAAATTTTTCTACATAGGTTGCGGCGAATCGCATCAAAGTAGGATCATCTCTAAAATGGCCGATGCCCCTGTTGCAATGATTACAAAGCATTCCTCTGATCTTTCGTGTTTTGTGATCATGATCTACGACCAATTTGGTATTTTCTTCTCCGCATATTACGCATTCTTTTGTTGTATTCTTTATGAACTTCAGATCATCGTCGGAAATTACATCTCTGAATCTGCCTCGGCATATTTCGTTCCTGTAAGAAGCCCTGCATTTTCTGCACCAACTATCCAATCCATCTTTGGTTTTGTTGTGAAGTGGAAAGAATATGGCATTTTTAGGCTTTTCCTCATGGCAACGGGTGCATGATTTGTAAAGGTATTCTCTGGAAATTTCTATTTGCATCGCCATGCTCTCAAACTTTTATTTACCCTGCTATTGGGATCACGCTTCTTTTTCTCGCTTGTCAATTTTGATTTTAATCCTTTCATTCGAGCACAAAAGGATGCCTTGCGTCCCTCTTCGGCTTTTGTCTTGGGATTAGGGGCGGGAGGCTTCAGGTGTCCTCCGTGTGCTTTGTTATAGGAGGCCCTGCCATCGGCATTGAGTCCACCCTTGGGATTCTTCCCTGCTTTAGTCTGCCATTTCTCGGATGCCATAATTATTTCTTCTTTGCGGTTTTCTTGGAGTCCCTGAAAGCATTTGCGGTTGGTGCTCCCTTAGATCCCAGTTTCCGCATCTTTTCGCCTGATCCCTTTGCAATCCGCTCCTGCTTTGCGTGAATGTTTGCGTAGAGTCCCTTTGGTTTCATCGGAAGATAATAGCAAGGGATACGGCAATAGATACCAAAATTGCGGCGGCGGCGTATTTGGGGGTCATGCGTTCGGGGGATTCTGGTCGAAGTAGTTCTTGAATACTCGCACGGCAAACTGGCTCATGGAGCGTTCGTCTGCGGCGGCGGCGGCGGCGACTTTGGCCTTCAGTTCGGCGGGGAAGTAGAGGCCAAGGAATACGTTCTCTTTCTCTTTAGGTTCGGGCGTGGTTTTTATGGGTGTATCGGTGTTCATAGTGGAAAAGCTGGAGTGTATGGTATTTGCGGCGGGGATCAAGTTTATTTTCTAAAATTTTTGAAACGTGGTGAAGGTTCAAGGTGACCCGTTAATTCAAGGTGCATCAAGAAAGCACTCCATTTGAGGTTGGGAGTGTCTCCTTCATACCATCGACCGGAATAGTCTTGAGTGACCCTGACCCTGCGTTGGATCACTTCAATATCTGAAGCAACGGTGTTTTTATTCTTCTTCATAAGCATCACGGTCGGGGGTAAGTTGAGATTCGATTTCCTCGGCATCAATTTCGGTTTTGCATTCGGGACATTCCTCTTCCCATATTCCGGTTCCGGGATAGTAGTGGACGGGAAACTCGTGCTGGCATTCTTTGTTCTTGCAAGTGTAGTGCGTGGTCATTTTAAGCTGAAAATGCGGTCAAGGTGACGGTCAATGGTTTTATCGGCGGCGGCGGTTGCAAAGATTTCTTTCAATCTTTTTTCTAAAATGACGGTAATGAGGTGGATCTCCCTTGCCCTAGCGGTTGAGATTCTGATTTCGTCCAGAATATTATGCTTGGATCGTGCGATCTCGCATTTAAATAGCGGCTCTATATTGGCGACGAGTTCGGCGGCGGCGTTTAATGCGGCGGTTTCTTTGGTGTTCATATTAAATGCTCCTTAATTTATCATTTATCTGTTCTATTTGTGAGTTGATTTGATCAAGTTGGAGTAGTACCTTTGCGATGATCTCGTCGAGGGACGGCGGAGGCGTTTCTGGTTCGTTTGCGGCGGTTTCTTGAGTGGTTTGCGTGGTCATAGTGGCGGCGGTTAGTATGGGGCGATTTCTTCAAAGCATCCTTTTGATCCGTGCCATGCAAAACGGGTCTGGATTCCTTTGCTTCTGGCGTGGACAATTTGCTCTTGAATCGGTGCGGCTTGTGTCAATGCTTGTCCCTTGTAAATGATGGCGGCGGCGGTTCCATCTCCGCAGATTGAAAGATAAGAATCGGGGAGTCGGCTCCATCGGGTGCGAGTCCATTCTGCTAGTTTCTTCCTGTCAATGTCACAAGGCATCTCCATCCATTCGGCGTGGATCTCGTTTGCTTCTTTTAGTGTCAACGGTGTTTCGGTTTTCATGCTTCAGTTACAAGACTGGGTTGGGTTTCGGTGTTCTGTTTGGTTTCCTGTTCTGTTCTCCTGTTCCTGTGAAACGGGCATATTCTTTGCAATAAGCCTCGAAAAAGGTTTTTGCGTTTTCTCTTACTCGTGAACGGTCAAGGATTCGGTGTTTTTTGCTCCACATTGCGGGGTCAATGTCGATTGTGAAGGTGACGCTGATTTTCATGGTTCGGGTTAGTTGTTGGCAAGGTAGGCAATACGGGCGGCGAGAATGGCGACAAGGGCAAGGAATAAGCAGGAGAGCGTCACAAGTTGGCGCAAGTGCTTTTCCTGCTGGTACTGGATAAGGGCGGGGCTTTTTTGGTAGTTCATAGGGTCAATTAATGCGGAAAGCATAAAGGTCGTTTCCAAGCTCAATCTCGTTTCCATCGTATGATGACAGAGAGTGTCCGCGACCATCGTATCGTGCGTCACGCTTCCACTTCTCAAAGTCGAAGTAGTTTCGTAGCGTCTCATCCTTTATCTCTGGCATCAGGCAATTATCAATATAAGAATCAAGAGACTGATCCCAAGATTGATCGGACTCATTATCTGTGCCTACAGCATATTCGCCTTCAGGGGTTTCAAAGATTGTAAGATCGTAGTATGTGCCTCCGTAGAGGGTGACTTCATCTGGATCAATGCCGAGGAACTTTGCCAAGGCTATTGCGCGTTCGTCTGTTTGTGTTGTCGTTGTCATGGTATCAAATCGGCTTGGTGTTCGGTGGTGGTGGTTTCTTTGGGTGCTTCTGGTTGGATAGTCTCTTCGGTTAAGTTGAAAGGCATTTCTTCTTCTGGGATAAGTTGGAACTGTTCGGGGGGTCTCATAGGGTGACAAGTTCACGGGATAACCATCGGGAATCTCCTGCGGTTGTTCAGGATGGTCCTGCGCTGCCGGGGCCAGAGGGTTCCGTCCGGCATCGGGGCGTCCCACGTAGAAAGCCCGATAGCGTAGCCACCCGGCTCGTAGTAGCGGATCGAGTATTCGGTGGAGGAAGATTTTGTCACGGTCATGTTTTTAAGGATGGAGCACCGTATTGGAGTTGAACCAATCTCTCAGGTTTTGCGGACCTGCGCCTAGCCGCTTGGCTAACGGTGCGTTTGGGGTTGTGTCTCAGCCGACGAGGTTGGGCCGCTGCCGTACCAGATCCCTCATGCACGAGGTGGCTTTGGCCATCTCTGGGCGCACCTTGAGGATCGCCTTGATGAGCGCCAGCGCGGCGCGCTTGAGCTTGCCTCCATCTCCGGCGTCTGGCCCGAACTCGTCGCAGTAGTAGGCCGCGTCGTCGAGCAGTTCGTAAACCTCAAAATCAAAGGGGTCGATCTCAACGCGCTCGTCAGTTCCGTAGTTTTTCGGCGTGTCAAGATCGCGCCCAAAGTGATCCCAATAAAAATAGGAGGGGATTTGGAGGTATTTGGGTTTCGTGATGGTCATTTCGGTGGGCGGTGTTGGGGTTGTGGATTAGAGGCTCGTGCCGATCATAAGGAAAGGCATTGCAATAATTGCAAGGAGAAGAGCAAGGAGCATAAAAGCAGGGCAAACAAAGAAAGCCAGCATTGCGGAAATTGCGCCAGCGAAGCCAAGGACAGCGGAGAGGGTTACAAGGGTATTGGATATGGTGTTTTTCATTACAGGGAAAAGGATAAAAGAATCTGCAAAGGATTGCAACAAGAAAAAGAAAGAATATTTTCATCCCTTTTAAAGAGTTGGCATGATTCTTGAAAGTTCCGAAAAGGATATTTCAATGGGTACAGTCTACCACAAAGGTCACCTAAACTCGATACAGAGCATCCTAGAGCGTTTTAGAGGCAATAACTTTGTCACCCTTTTGATCATTCTTTTAGAATATTTTATGTCTACACCTTATCACTTTATTCTTGACGGTTTCCAATTCCCCCCGTTACAATGATACATCGAACAAGCCCCCCTTTCCTGCTTCTTAATCCCTTTTAGTTCAAGACTGAAAATCCGAAAGCGCACTTGCCCTTTGATTCGCAAGTCTCCTCTCGGATTGATACTCATCAAAAAAGGTCTTTGACTCGTTCTTTCGGCCTCGGTATTTTCCCGCCACTATGTCAAGACCACTCTCCACTAAGCAAAAACGCTTTGTCGACAATTTCGTCCTGAAACAATTAAGCATCGCCGAAAGTGTTAGACGTGCAGGCTACAATTTTAAATCGGGACGATCAGAGGATTACGGAAGTTATGGGTGCAAGCTCCTGAAGCAGGAAAGAGTCGCTTCCTATGTGAGAAAACTTCGGGAAAGAGCCTTTGAAAAGCAGGCATTGTCCCTGGCAGAGAAAAGGGCTTTTCTGGCGCGTGCTCTGCGTTCTCCGGTTGGGGAACTACACGAGGGAAGTGATCTAGCTCAGGAAGTGACGGTTACTGAAGGGAAGGAGGGAACGGTGAAGCGGATCAAGGGAGTCGACAAGATTAGGGCAATCGAAGTCGACAACCGGATGGCGGGACACGATTACAAGGACAGGGAACCACAAGCAAATAATCCTTTCTTATTCATTGTCTCTCTAGGTAAGACACCTGGTATTGGTGAAGGGATTGATGCCCTGCCAATGGCGAAGGCTACCGTGGTAGATGCGGAGACTCTCCCGGCATAGCAGCAGGTCTCACTCCAACAGCACACTCCAGCGGGATGCCTTGCGCTCCCGCCCAGCACAAAGGCCTTGCCCTTGCCACGGTGGGGAATCCTATAGGGACTGCGATCGGGTGGTGGGGAGGGGGTACAACACCGGGGTATATGGCGGTGGTGTGCGACATAGGCTAATGAAAAAAAATCCTTATTGGGGAGTTTCCCTTATTGAAAGATCCTTGTAGGATATAGAAGAGTGCTTGACATAGGATTGGGGTAAATGTAAAGAAGTGTGGAATGACATTGAGATACCCACCGGAGGATTTGAAGAAGCCTAGTATTATGTTGCTTCGTAGTTTGGCATTGAAGTTGAGGTTGGAGGTGAGCAAGGAGCCGGGAGGGTATGGAGGGTTGAGGATGGAGAGGAAGAGGTTGGGGGAGATGTTGAAGGAGAAAATCCAAGATCCAAGGTTGAGTGAGATGGACAGGGATACGATCAAGTATCTGGAATAGGGCTAGAATGAGTTTATAGGCCCGTGGTGAAGTTTTTATTGCCAAGAGGCATGGATGGAGGCAAAGTGTATTTGCTTGCCATCAAAGAGGGGCATCTGGAAATATCTGGGTGTAGCGACCTGTATGGTAAGTCCAATTTAATAGAACCCCTCAAGCCTCTTAACAATGCTCAAACAGAGGGGTCATCAATCACGAAGAAATGGCAGTAGGATCGTGACCCCTGCATCCCTGATAAGGATGTCTGCCATTCTCCAATTTACCCCCACACCTCTGCCAGCGAGCAAGTGCCAAAGGGGGTTCTTTGTTTTAAAAGGAAAACCCCATCCAGCCGTTAGACCAGATGGGGTTAGCTTTCTCCTGATTCCCCACCTCAACCTGTCAGGTTTTGGTGCAGGAGAAATTATGGATGAGGATTACTTACCGCAGAAGTCGCATTCGCTTTCTTCGTCTTCTTCCTCAACATCAAATTCAATATCAATGTGATCATTGATGTACTCAAAAAGGCTTGAGAGGGTGTCGTGGATGGAAACGATGACCTCTTGGAGCTTCTCGTTCTCTTCAATCAGTTGTTCTTTGCTTGGCATATGGTTTTTTGGTTGGGGTTTTCTAGCGGCAGTCAGACTACCCGACTACCTCCCAATGTCAAGATTGGCTACCGGACATGGATTTGAACCATGACTAGGAGAGTCAAAGTCTCCTGTGCTACCCTTACACCATCCGGTAATGATTACTTTCTTGGCCTTCCACGGCCCCTAGAAATCGTCGGGCGAGTATTCCAGACTGCACGACCATAAATCGTTTTCCTAGCCAATTCTTCGGGCAATCTTAAAACGTAGTGCTTTAACCAGAGTTTCTCTTCAGGCCCCAAATCCCCCACAATCACGCTGTAATCCTCCCCCATGTCTGCCAGCTTTTTTGCCGCATCCAATAATTCTTTTTGTGTATTCATTTATTTTAGACAAAAGACTTGATCTTGAAAAAAAATTCGCTTATAGCGGCTTTGGTATGAATAACCTATTCAACAAAGATGCACTTGAAAAGGTGTGTGATGAATGCGGTGGAACAGGCCATGATTGGTACGACGATGCCCAAGGCGAACCTTGCTGGAAATGCAATGGAACCGGACACGTTGCCACCAATGAAGGAAAGGCAATCCTCCAAC